TTAGCAAGCGTTGACAATGCCAATTACCTAAAACCAATTCCAAAAACAAGCGCGACTACTGGATCTAACGTAGCATTTTTGTTGAGCAATTTCAATCAAGAAGCTGGAGCAAATTTCCCGTCAACTACTAGTGCCTATTCCGGATCAATCGATTTAACTTCTAATACTTCCATTGATTCACGTAAATTCATTGTACCTTTTCAAGGTGGAGCAGATGGTATTCAGCCAAACCGTAGAGCATTAACCGGAGCTTCAATTGTAGCTGCAAATACTCAAGGATATGATTTAAATGGCTTGTCAGGTAAAGATTATTCAGTATATAAAAATGCTATTGACATTTTATCAAATGCCGATGAATATGATATGAACATGTTGATTATGCCAGGTGTTATTCAACAGTATCATTCTGCAGTAATTGATTATGCAGCTCAAATGTGCCTAGATCGCGCAGATACTTTCTTTGTATTTGATTGTGTAGGATTGACTTCTAATGTATCGACTGCAGTATCTGAAATTAGCACTTTCGATAACAATTACGCTGCAACATACTATCCATGGGTAAGAATTGTCGATTCCAACATTAACAAACCAGTTTGGGTACCTCCTACCGTAGTAATTCCAGGAGTTCTTTCATTTAACGACAGAGTAGCTGCTGAATGGTATGCTCCTGCAGGATTGAATCGTGGTGGATTGACTTCAGTAACTGACGCCTATTCTCGTTTAACTCTTGCTGAAAGAGATGAATTGTATGAAGGTCGCGTTAATCCAATCGCTACTTTCCCTGGTGTAGGTGTTTGTGTATGGGGTCAGAAGACTCTTCAAGCAAAACCATCTGCCTTGGATAGAATCAATGTAAGAAGATTGTTGATTGCAGTTAAGAAATTCATTGCATCTGCCACTCGTTATTTGGTATTTGAACAAAATACAGCAACGACTCGCAATAGATTTTTAAACATCGTTAATCCTTATTTAGAATCTGTACAGCAACGTCAAGGTTTGTATGCATTCCGAGTAGTAATGGATGAAACAAATAATACGCCAGACATTATCGATAGAAACATTATGTATGGTCAGATATTCCTGCAACCAGCCAAAACTGCAGAATTCATTATTATTGACTTTAACATTCTACCTACCGGAGCTTCATTCCCGGAATAATTTTTTAGTTGTTATTTTTTAGTACAAAGAGAGCCTCTGGAAACAGAGGCTTTTCTTTTGTTGTTTTTATCGATACTTATTTATTGTTATTCCAAACGAATTTATAATTTCCACAATCCCAAAAACGATCATACCCATTTATCTTCATATTTTCATACTCAGTTAAATTCACATTGAAAGTTTCAATTTTGTTTTGTAATTTATGCTTTTGAAATACTTCTCTAGAGTATACGTTAGCTCCTTTAAAATAAAAGTAGTTAGATGAGGTTATGCCTGTAAGTTTAAATTTATTTTTTATATATACATTTCCATTGCTAATAGTTCTATCACAATAAGTAAATATATTTAATGGATTATGAACTTTAACAAAGTACATTAATAATTTTGAAAAGCCTCCAATTACGGTGCAATTCAATTTAGTTGAAAACCTAATTAATTCCCATTTGAATTGTTTAGTGTATCGAGCTCTTCCAAATGTGCATACAGATACTAACTCGTCATTGCAATATAATCCTAAGTTAACTCGCGAATTGCAAGAACCTTGTAAATGTGTTTTATTTAAAAAATCATTTTTAATTTTTGATTTTATAGGCTTGACAATACATTTTCTAGCCGGAATAATTGCATTGCAATTAAGTTTAGTCGATATCATTGATTTAACAATATCTTGCTTTTGATGCCATTGATAATCGAAAATATGAATTAGTGTATATCCACAGCAGCTAGCTTTTTTAGATTTATTTAAGTGATATTTTTTATCTTGCAATTTACTTTCTGAATGCCAATATAATCCATTGAATTCAATAGCTAACTTATATTCAGGTAGAACAATATCTAACTCTTTTCCTGATAATATAGATCGATCTTTTTCTAATATTACACAGTTAGGAACTAACTCGCGTATATATTCTATTATTTCCTTTTCTCCTCGAGATTGAGTTATTGTTTGCACGGGAGTACATACGCGACATATTGGAATAATTCCATCGTCAATTGAAGCGTTAAATACATTAGAGCATTCAGTGCATTGAAAATTATAACGAGTATTATCGACACCAGTATATTCCAATTCAGTAAACATTGGTACAACATGTTTCCATTTAATTAAAATATCATTGTATTTAGTTATCATTCGTTTGACTGAACCATTGTACGTAGCATTTCCGTACTTTTCCAATTTAGTTTTATGTACTTTATCTAAATTATTATAACTTTCATTACCATATTTTTTCAATTTAGTTTGTTTAGATTTAGATAAAATGTCGTCGCTACATAAAGCGTGTTCAACTCCATATTTCGAAATCATTGTTAGTTTATGCTTTTTCTGAATTTCTTTACGTGACATTGGATGTCCTTTTTCATCCCACACTGCCTTTAAAGCAACACGTTGTTTTTGCTTTACATCTGGATCGGCATTTGCACATCTTTTACTGCAATACTGTTTATTCCATGATGGCAGATATTCAAAATGAACATCGCACATTTTACATTTTTTCGATTGTCGCTGTTGTTTAGGTCTAGGCATATTTTTAACTTTAGGTTCAATTCCTATAATAAATATATAAAAATTTACAATCATTTATAATTTATAAAAAAGAATGATATTTATTATTGAACGATCTCACTAATCTTTAAATTTAAAACTAAATAACAATGGCAGAATTATTAGACCCAACCGAAATAATGTTTACGGCATTTGAACCTAAAGTAGCAAACCGATTCATTATGTATATTGAAGGTATTCCTTCATATTTGATTAAAGCTGCAGGTAGACCATCTATTACTTTCGGAGATGTAATTTTAGATCACATCAATGTAGAAAGAAAATTAAAAGGTAAAGGTCGATGGAATGACGTGTCTGTTACGTTATACGATCCTGTAGTTCCTTCTGCAGCTCAGGCAGTAATGGAATGGATTCGTTTATCGAAAGAATCTGTTACTGGACGCGATGGATATTCAGATTTCTATAAAAAAGACATTACATTTAATTCTCTAGGTCCCGTAGGTGATAAAGTTGAAGAATGGACGCTGAAAGGAGCGTATATTGGAGATGCACAATTCGGAGATATGGATTGGTCGACAGAAGATGCAGTGAATATACAGCTTACGCTTAAATATGATTATGCAATATTACAATTTTGATATGAAGTACGACAAAATCGTATTTTTATTAAAAATATCGTAGTAATATTTTATAGTTTCAAAAGAATTCCTTATATTTATTTATATAAGGAATTTTTTTATGACTAAATTTATTTGTAAAGATTGTTCAAGAGAATTTAATAATCTAAAAGGATTACAAAATCACAATTCTCGAATACATAAAATAACTGGGGCTCAAACATATGTCAATTATCATTATAATGGCATATGGCCTAAATGCAAATGTGGATGTGATCAAGTATTAAATTATTTTCCTACTTTTGGATTTGGAGAATACTTACAAGGACATTCCGTTAGATCTAAAGGTGGCTTTTATTCAAAAGAAGGTTTAGCAAAATCTTTAGAAACGAGAAAAGAAAGATTCGCATCAGGAGAACTTGAGCAGTGGAATAAAGGAATTCCAATGGAAGGAGACGCGTTAGAAAAGCAACGAATACGAGCCAAAGATCCTATACGCCGAGAAAAAATCTCCAAAGCTCTTACTGGTAAGCCTAAATCAGAAGCTCATAGAAAAATTATGCTAGAAACTCTTGCACGCAATCGCAAAGAACTTCTTAAAGGCAATCCATCAAAATTGGAATTTACTTTTGCAGATGTTCTTACCGGATTAGGTATAGAATTTACTCATCAATTTCATTTAGATGGATTTGATTACGATTTTTACATTCCCGCAAAAAATTTACTAATAGAAGTCGACGGAGATTATTGGCACGGCAATCCGAATAAATTTCCAGAACTTAATGCAATGCAAAGAAAAAATCAAGGGCTAGATAAACTTAAAACGAAACATGCGCGAGATAGAAATTATCAGTTAATACGTTTCTGGGAAACAGAAATCATGGAAACGAGATTTGCATGTGTAACGAAACTAATGGAAATTTACAACGTATGATATTTATTTAATATAAATTAAATTATTATGAAAACTCAAGAATTTAAAAATTTAATTCGCGAAGAAGTTCGTAAAACTTTAGCTGAAGAATTGGATCATACTTACGAAGGTATTGAAGATTCCATATTGCAAGGAATATCTGATTGGACTGAAATACCTAAACCTAAGTTATGGAGTTCAATAAGTTCAAAAGGACATAGAGCTTTAGGAGATTTCATAAGAGAACTCAAACCAGTTTTAGATAAAAAATAACAATGTAGCAAAACCTGAAGAATTTAAACGATTACTTAAAGAGTTTGCTGTCGTAACAAAAGAAAACTCTGCAGAGCAACAAAATTACAAGTTTTTAATC